CTCGCTTGCTCCAAGTGTGGCAACGCCGCCAACTTCACCGAGCATTTCACCTCGCTGCAGTGCCTGCTGTTCTTGTCTGGCAGCAGTCTGCTCTTCTAACTGACGAGCCCCAAGGGTCCGCTGGCCTCCCACATAGCCCATCAATTCACCTTGCTGAAGCCTCTGTTGGGCTTGTCTGGCAATTTGCTGTTCTTCAAGAGACCCTCGGCCAAGCTCGGCCCGCAACGCTAACTCCTCTGCTGCCTGCCTGGAGCCAAGAGTCTCTTCCCAGCCCTGTCGCCCCATCCTGCCTCCGAAAATCTCGCTCTCCTGGAGTCTCTGCTGAGCCTGTCTGGCTGTTTGCTGCTCTTCAAGACCCCTGGCGAATCGAGACTCTTCCGCTGCTGCCTGTTGAGCGCCAAGAGTCTCTTCCCAACCCTGTCGCCCCATCCTTCCTCCGAAAAGCTCGCTCTCTTGGAGTCTCTGTTGGGCTTGTCTGGCAACTTGCTGTTCTTCAAGAGCCCCTCGTCCAAGCTCGGCCTGAAGGGCTCTCGCAAGACGCTGCTCTTCTAATTCTCCCCTGCCAAGCTCTGCGCCAAGAGTTTCCTGCCACCCACCTGCCCCCATCCTCCCCCCATAAAGCTCTGCTTCCCGCAAGGCTTGCTGGCCTTCAAACTCAGAGGCCCTCTGAGCAAGTTCCTGTGCAGCTAACGTTTCCTGGTCTCCATACCTCCCCGTCAAACCGGCTTCTCTCAATGCAAGTTCATTGGCTTGCTGCTGAGCGGCTAACGTCTCCTGCTCATTATACATTCCCGTTAATTCCGCTTCTCTTAACGCCAAGCTTTCGGCCTGCTGCCGAGCCGCTAATGTCTGTTCTCCAGTGAGCGTCTGCCCCATCATCTCAGCTTGCTGTAACGCCTGCTGTCTCTGCCGAGCGGCTATCTGTTCAGCAAGTCCACCGTAATCAAGTTCTCTTTGTGCTCTGGCAATCTCCCCTCGCTGAGTTATCTCCCGATGTCTTATATCCTGCTCGGAAGAACGCTGCCTCTCTTGCTCTGTAAGGCTTCTGCCAAACTCTGATTCTTGCTGGGCAAGCCGCCGCCCCGCTAACCCCAACTCGGCTCGGCCTAACTCTTGCCGAAGGCCCAATTCCCCTCGGCCAAGCTCCCCACGAAGGCCGATCTCCTCCCCGCGAAGGCCAACTTCTTGCCCACGGACCCCCAATTCGCCTCTGCCAAGCTCTGCTTCAAGAGCCTGTTGCTGCTCCGAAAGGCCCAACTCGCGTCCGAACTGCGTTTCCTGCTGCCGGCGGGCACGCCGTTGCTCTTCTAAGCCTCCCCGTCCTGCCTGGAAACCAATAGCCTGCCGTACGCCTTCCTGCTGACGACGTGCCTGCTCTGCCCCCAACTGCATCCGGCCCAGCTCAACCTGACCCTCAAACTTGCCAAGGACATCAGCCGTGTCCCCACCGCCACGAAGCAGCCCAAGCCGACTCAGCCGCTCAATCTGAGCCTCTCTCGATGCTTGAGTCTCAGTTTCAAACTGCGCCCGCAAAGCTGTTGTAATAGGATCATCCTGGCCGGGAGCCGCAGTAACATCCTGCATCATCCGCTGCTGTAAAGCTCCACCAAGTTCCTGTTGCTGCTGCTGGCGCTGTTGACGTTGCTGTTGACGTTGCTGTTGCTGTTCCTGGCGCTGTTCCTGGCGTTGCTGTCGGTACCGCTCCTGCTGAGACACACCGGGGACACTGCCGTAACCTCGCCCCCCGCGCCGACCGCCACCCCTACCGCCACGCTGTTGTCCGCTGAATCCCCTTGGCATTAGACCACTATCCCCATTTCAGGCTTCTCTTCAATCCCTACAGGCTGATAAACGAGAACTGTCTTTCTAATCGTAAATGGCTCATCTGCCTGACTGTTATCGTAACGCAACTGCATGGCATTGGAGTATCCTAACAATGTCGTTGTCGTTGAGTCCGCAATCGCCGCAGAGCGGATCGAAGAAACTCCAATGGTAAAAGCTGTTACCAGAGCATCTGAAGGATCGCCTACCGAAACCAAGTCCGTCTTAGCAATAGTCTCTGTGGAGACCGCCTGGACTCGGACCTCGTACGATGTGTCTTGCTTTTCAAACTCATGTCGAGCTAAGATCCATCTGTTCTTCTGGGCAATTCCCCCAGGAGCGGTAGATGCCGTTCTGAACGATGCGTCTATGACCGACCCGTTATCATTGGTCCCTGTGTTCGTTTTGTAGACATCTCCATCACTGTAACCACCGCCATGAACGAGGTTGTTGAAGTAGGCACTCGATCCGAAGGCGAACGTCCACGGCCCCATCCATCGACGGTTACGGAAGTCCCACACAATGGCATTACTTACCGTCGCCTGACTCCCTCCCGCAGCAGTAGCCAACGGCAGGAAAAAGAGACAAAAGTTTTTCTTCGCATCCGTCACTGCATGACAGGCACCGGCAAGGTTGTCAAGGTCTACCCGATTCCAAAACCTGTCTCCATCCAGCCCTCTGAGTTTCTGAGGCTCCCCTGAACCATTCCACTCATAGACCCCGTCTTCGCGGATGAAGAGCTGATTCCCCAACAAGTCATTGGTGATTGATCTGGCTGAGATTGCTCCGAAAGTACTTTGGTGCTGTCTTGAGTAAGGAGTATCACTGGAACCTGTAGGGTAAACCGACCAGATTCCATCGGCGTTGTGAATAGCCAGAGTCGTTTTAAGGGGCATTAGCGCAGTCACAGGGCCATCCGTGAGGAAGAAGTTGTTAACTCCCCACGTCTCAATGTCTACCGAATCACTGTAGAACGTCTTGTCCTCTGCTCCTGTCCCTCCGGCTGTATTGCCGAACCACGCTCTGTTGTCCCAGAAGACACAGGTTCCTGCGCTGGTGAACCGGCTGTCTACATCAAGCGCAGCAGCATTGCCAGCCGCAGCTGTCCACTTGACAGGCGCATTTACCCCATTGCCATTACAGCCAATCAACGTCCCTGCGGCGTTAGCCGTTACCCAGTACTTGTCTGCCGTAACCGTGACAGCACTTCCTCGATCTGTCCATGTCCCTGAGTGGTCTTCCCAAAAGCTGGTTCCCGCGAAGGCAAACACTCTGGATGAAGACGCTGAGAAGCGATGCTTGCCACACCCCGTAACAGAGGGTGTTCCAGTAATCGCTGTAGAGATGTGCTCATCGTATCCAGCTCGGTCGGTAACGGCTCCAGAGTCGAGGATCTCTGTATCCGACATGGATGTCAGAGTCTCAGGAGGCAAGTCCACCGCAGGACGAGAGTAGTCCACACCCCCCGTCCAGGGACCGTACTGAATAACCTGATTCATTAGGCCAAAGTCCCCGCCTGCACTCTAAATGCGAACATTCCACCCCCGTCTCGATCTCCGAGCATCCGGCTGGATGGAACAAAGGCACGGGCATTCCTCTCCAGAGCCAGATCAATCACAGATTCCATCAAGCGAAATTCCATGTTCGCTGAATCAATAGACCCCAACTCAGACAGATACAAACCCGCAAGTCCATGAATTAGAGCAGGCTGCACCCACGCGGGGAACTTGGGGGCTAAATCTGTAGCGTCATCAGCTCCCCCCGCATCCAAGTCTGGAATGAAGCGATAATACCGATAGGAGATCGTGTTCGTGGAATCAGGAGTAGGATAGATGTCCACATCCCAGTACCCCGTACTGGAGTTCAGGTTCTTCAGCAGTACAAGCTGTGCTTCTCCTGATTCGTCCTCGTCAGGATCAAGCACATCCGTATCCAACGCTGAAGAGATTTGCAGAGACCTATCCTCCGTCTCATCTCTGAAAGACAGCGGTTCCAACACATCGCTTGCGAGAGAGTATGTGCGAGTCCCATTGGAAGTGGTGATGGACGCATCCTGAAACATCCATGACCACCTCACGCGGCCCGTAATGTCCTTGGCCGCGAGGTTGAAATACTCTCGACCGTTGTCCTTGAACTCTGACGAACTTGCTGTCAGGCCCGCTCTGCGGAGTCCAATATCAAGGATCTTATTAGGCGTCATTTAAGCCTCGACTGCGCCCTCCAGCATGGCCTCTTCAAACATCACATCATCCTCATTCGGGGCTCCGAAAGTCCCGCGCTGATTCCCAGCAACCCACGCCTCCTGGGCTGCTTTGAGAAGCGTAGGGTTGTTCGTAAC